ATCGATCAGGAACACCGACTGGCGCGCCAGCATCAGGCCGGTGGTCATGTCGGTCAGCCAGCCGTTCTCTTCGTACAGCCGGCAGCGTGCGGTCCAGCTTCCCTTCATCCGGTTCGGCGTCACAACCGTTGGGTCCGCCTGCGCGGCGATGCTGCCGTCCGGCGCCAGTTTGTTGCGCGGATACCGCAGCCCGTAATAGGTGCGCCAGTCGTAACGGATGCGCGTCATCACCTTGCCGGCCATGATATCCAGCCACGCGGGGTCGGGCACGCCCTCACTGTTGGTCAGATAGGTGCTGACCACGCGCTCCAGCACGATCGTGCCGTCGATCAGCTCGGTGAAGGTGCCGACACCGTCCTCCAGCATCAGCTCGCGCTCTTCATCGTCGAACTGATCGGTCGCACGCGAGCCGATGATGCCGGGCAGTGCCAGGCCACGCAGCTGGCGCGCCGGATCGTTGGTCAGGTTGAACTCGGCGACGCCGGCGAGCGAGGATGCTATTGCCCATGGCACGGTCGGCGGATTGGTGACGCCGAGCACCGCAAGGCATTTCTCGTTCACGTATGCCTTGGTCGCCTGGATCGCCGAGAAGTTGCCGGTGAACACGCTGTAGCCGGTGCAGTCCAGGCGCACCATCGCGCCGTAGCGACGCTCCAGCTCCGCCGCCAGCGCCTGCAGGTTCGCCTCGTCCTGCCACGGGCAGACGATGGCGCTGTAGAGAATATTGTTGATTGCACTGATCGCAGTGGCGATCGACGGGTTTGTCGCGCCCCCGTGCATCTGCACGACCGTCGCGGTCATCCCCTGCACCAGCCCATCGCCGGCGAGTGCGCCGACCTCCAGCCGGATATCGTTGCCGCACAGGCCGCCCTGCACCGCGGTGATGGTCACGACGCCCGCTGCGCTCGTTGCGGTCACCGGCAGTTGCGGCCCCTGCGGCAGGCCGTAGGCGTTAATTGCGGCGGCCAGGTCGGCGGCAACACTCGTCGGCGTGTCGCTGCCCAGGAAGCCGGCGCCCATGTAGACGCCAGCGATCTCGGCGGGGAACGTGCCACCCTGTGTCCAGCTTCCGGCGATGGTGATGGTGCCCGTCGCTTTCACCGCCTCGGCGGCATCCGGCGCCGCGAGCAGGTCGACCGGGATGCTCTGTTGCGCCGCGAACTGCGCCCAAACCATCTGATCAGCCATCGAGCCCGCGCCGCACAGCGCCGCGCCATCCGTCTGGCGGATAACTTGCGTCGGCTTCCACGCAATGCCGCTGCCGGCGCCCAGCGTCTGCGCGATCAGCAGGATGCGCGCCGGGTAGGGCAGCAGCCCGATGTTGTTATAGTTCGGCTGGATTTCGACGAAGTCGCCGGGCCGCAACTGATAGGCGGGGATCTCCAGGAACGGCAGGATGGCGCCGCCGGTGCTGTTCTCGTTGGTGCCGGACATCGATCAGCTCTCCTTTGCCGGCGTCACGGCAGGCGCAGGCGGCGCGGCCGGCGCGGGCTTTGCGGTCGGCGCCGGCGCGTCGGGGACTTCCACCAGATCATTGGCGTCGAGGCGCCGCTGGATGAAGCGGGTCAGCGTGACCGTGGCGCCGCTGACCGGAATGAACATGCGGCCCGGCTTCCGCATCGACTGCGGCAGCGGCACCGGATGTGCGCCGGTCGGCTTGACGTTGACCGTTTTCATGATGTCCCCGTCTGGATGTTGTCGACCAACGTGTCGGTGGCGTCGCCGGCGAACGACCAGGTGATGTCGATTTCGCTCAGTGTGTGCGCCCTGATCCCGCTCAGCGTGCCAAGCAGGTTGATGCCGACGCCGCAGTCAAAATCGACCACGGCCATCGACATGTTTTCGGCCAGGTAGTTGTCCGGAGCCCAGTTGCCCGCGTCCCGCACTTGAATAGTCCCGATCCCGGGCACCGGCGCGCCGTGCAGGATGGCGATGGCCGCCCGCACCACCTTGAACAAGCCGTCGCCTTGCTTGTCGCCGAACAGGCGCGCCCGCTGCCCGGCTGGGTTCTTAACAGCCAGGTAGACTTGCCAGGACGCCTCGCCCACGAACCGGTTGGCCGGCGTGCCGGGCTTCGGCCCGAGCTTGCCCCAGGCCAGACCGACGAAGGGCGTGCGGCGCAGCAGCTGCTCCCACACGTTGGGCGTGATCTGCGACGGCAGGTAATCGTGCTGGAATAGCGTCGGCGGGAACACCAGCTCGAGCCGCTCGCGCGCAAACCGGCCGATGCGCTCCAACGGGCCGTCGTCGCGGATTTCGAGCGCGTCACTCACGGCCGAACACCGGGCGCCTGGTCGATGCCTGCGCGAAGCTGTTGTCGCCGGCCGCGACCTCGGTCAGATCCAGCAGCACCTGGCCGAGCGAGATCAGCTTTAGCCAGCCAACCGTCTCGTCGCGCGTGGCTTTGGTTTGCTCCGGCGGCAGCTTGTCCTCGCCGAGCGACAGATCGTAGCGCGCCAGGATGCAGCAGGCACGACTGATCTCCGCCGGAACGATGTCCAGCGGCACTTCGTAGCGTTTGCGCAGATAGGTATCGATCATCGCCGAGGCGTCGGCCAGCGCAGCCTCGGCCTTCTCGATCACCACCGTGTCCATGGCCTGACCGGACGGCGTCGTGAGGCGGATCAGTTCCGTCTCGCCGAAGCGCGTGCTCAGATCGGATACGGTGGCGTAGGCCGGCATTGTCAGCCCTTGGTCTTCGCCGCGGGCTTGGCCTCGATCGCAGCGACGTTCGCCTCGGTCAGCTCTTCGCCACCGTGGATCAGCACGATGTCCGGGTCGGCGATCATCTCGCGGAGCTGCTCGGGCGTGAACGCTTCCAGCGCGTAGAGCATGTGCTTGTCGTGACGGGCGCCGCCCCGGTTCATTCCGCCAGGACGCAGGCAGACAGTGTGCAAAACGGCCACTTGCAGCTCTCCTAAGTGCGCTCCCGCGAGACGCGGGGCGAAGCGGATCAATCAGGCCCTCAGTTGAGCCAGGGGTTTTCCAGCGCCTTGAAGAGATTGCGTGCCACGTTCGGCACGTCGGTGACCGTGGTGCTGGTCGTGTAGAGATTGGACAGCGTGTTCGGCACCTTCGGATCTTCGGCCAGCGCGCGCGCGTTCGGATAGTTGCTGGAACCGGTCACCAGCTTCAGTTCCGAGCTTTCCATCGCGATGCCCAGCGGCGTGCCATCGGGACGGCGGAAGCTCGCCATGGCGGTGCGCGCGGCAATGATGTTCTCGATCGTCAGCGGCTGCTGGCTCATGTAGCCGTACTGCCAAAGGCCGAACCCGACATTGCACCGACCGTCGACGCCCCACCGGAACGTTTTGGTGGCAAACACCTGCGGGTCGGTCATCGAGAACTGTGGGATGACCACGAACGGCCGGCGCGGCTGGTAGATCGTCGCGCGCTGCGGCCCGCTGGTGTCGAGCAGATACCAGACCGGGGACGATCCGGAGCTGTAGTTCGACGCAGTCGTCGAGGCGCCGGTGCTGGTGTAATCCGGATGCGCCGTGTCGAACATATTCTGGTTGTCGTAGATCATCGTGGTATGGCCGGCCTTCAGCAGGACCGCGGTCAAAATGTCCGGCAGGCGCGCGGCGTTTTGCCCCATGGCCAGCGCCACCGGCGTCAGCAGCGAGAGCTTGTCATCCTCGATATCGGTTCTTTCGATCTCGATCGTCAGTTCATACAGGTTGTTGTTGATCATGAACGTCGCGATCGACACGTTGTGGGCCTCGCGGTCCCCCACCCACTGACGCAGCCCCGGGATCATGTTGAGGCGTGGATAGACCGAAGCGGCGCCGGTCGAAGGGTTCTCCGAGGAGAACTCTTTATAGACCGTCTTCGTCGCCCCGAACTGCGTGTTGTAGGCCACCGAGACGGCATCGTTGAGGCTCGCGAGTGCGGGAAAGGTGATTTCCAAGGCGATTAACTCCCGATCAACCGGACATAGGTGTTGCCGTTTTCCAACCCCGCGAGCGTGCCCACCAGCATCGCGGCAGGAGACTCCGACACCGTGACGGTGAAGGTGTCCCCGGCGATGGCCGCAGTGCCCCCGGTGTTCGGCAGCGTGAAGCCGAGGCCACCGGACGCATAGGCGGTGCCGATCGTGCCGGTCGGCAGCGCGTCGGCGGATGGATCGGTCAGCGAGAAGGTGGCGGCGCCCGACAGAACGGTGCCGGTGTAGACGCCCGCTTTGGCGACGGCGCTGGCCGTGATGCTGCCGGGCACACGAGTGCCCGTGTCGCTGCCACCCAGCGCAAACACCGCGGTCTGCGCGCCGGCGAGCGACAACGTGTTGTCGTCGGACGCGAAGACGTTCTGGCCGAGGTTCGCGTAGGACGCACCCGACACCGGCAGCCGCCACGTGCCACGCTTTGCCTCGAAGAGCGGCCCGGCGGCGCTGCTGGCCGTGTTGTTGTAGTCCTTGTCGGCGATGCCGACGAACGCCAGCGAGCCCGATGTCTGGATGCGCTGCACCTGGCCGGAGCTGTTCACCGCCACCAGGCCGCCACGCCAGATCTGCTCGTTTGGCGCGACCGGGTAGCCGAACGCACCGGCCGCCGGCGGCTGTCCGCGGCGAACCGGATCGAGGACGCCTGAGGTCAGGGCCATTACGCTGCGCTCCCGTTGGCTTCACGCGTCTTTCGCTGCGCGGCGAGCTTCTTCGGATCGAGGCCCATCTTGCCGGCGATATCCTTCTCGGCCGCGGTCGGCTCATCGGCTCCGGGCGCCACGGCGCCCATCGCGCTCAGCACAACGCCGCCGGCGTTGATCGACGGCAGCCCGTTGATCAGGACCTCCGTGCCAGCGGGATCGGCGGTGTGCATCTCGATGTAGCGGTCGCGCAGCGGCACGATCGGCTTGAACGCCTTGATCGCGCCGTCGACGAACGCGATCGCGCGTTCCTTCGCCCCGGTGGACCGCAGCGTCGCCAGCTCGGTGCTGAGCGCCTGCACCCGCGTGGCGAGCTCCGTGGCGTCGCCGGCGGCGGCCATACGCGTCTGCAGCTCGGTCGCGATGCCCTGGGCCGTAAGGTTCGTCGCCAGCCCCGCCGCGGTGGCGATCGCCGCCATCTGCGCGGTGTGCCGGCTGACGTCGTTGGCGTTGGCGGTGATCGCGGCCAGGATCGCGGCCTCGTCCGCTGTCTCGGGCAGCCGGAGGGCCGTCCGAAGAGCTGTCAGATCCATGTTGGTGTCCTGTTGTGTGTTGAGCGCGGCGAGGCCGCCCAGGTTCGGCGAATTGGTCAGGCCGGCGCGCAGCACGCGCGTGACCGTGCCATCCTGGGTGCGCGGAAAGACCGGGCTGATGTAGCGATACGCCTTCTCGGTCATCAGCTCCGCGCCGGCGGGCGTCCATTCGACACGCGCCCACAGGCCGGTGTCGCGCGATTGCAGCTCGACCATCCAGCCGCGGGCCGGGCTGGGATCGCCGCGCGGCGTCGCCAGGTCGATGCTGTGGTTCTCGTCGACCGGCAGCCTGCCGCCGCCGGCCATTGAGGCGCGGATGACGGCTTCCGGGTCACGCAGGTGGTACGGCCCGCGACCATCGAGCCCGGTGAACGAGCCGCGCGGCAACAAATGCACCCACTCGGGCACACCCGCATCCGACGGCAGAGCCGTGTGAAGGGAGACGACTTCCATGGCGCGAGACTGGAGGCCGCCCAGGCGTCGGGTCATGCCCGCGCCGTTCTACATCAGGACTGGAAATCGCTCCTGCGAGCGCGTAGTCTTCCCAGGCGTCCGGTCATGCCCGCACCATTCTACATCAGGGGGCAGACTGCACGCCGATCGCCCGGAAAGGCTACGCGCTCACAGGAGCGATTTCTAGCCCATACAGGGCGGTGCGAATCTGCCCCACCGTCAGCGCGAGCTTTAATTCTACGCCCGCTGGAGGGGCATTGAGATATACCGGACGGCCAGGATTAGGCCCCGGGGTTCCAGTCCGGCCCCATGCAGTCACGACAGATACCTCCCTGATAGTACATCGGCGCGCAGCAAACCGTGCAGGGATACGTGCGCCCGCGGACCATGATCCAATATGCGGTCATCTTTCTGGACCGCACCTTGTCCGCAGCCTCTCGCAGTTGCTGGGCTTCGGCGCGGGAACGCTCCTCGGCCGCATCCTTGTCGCGCTGCTGCTGCCGTTTTGCCTCCTCGGCAGCGCCTTTGGCGCGCGCCAGCTCGGCGGCAACCCTGGCTTCCTCGGCATAGAGGCTGGCGGCAGCCTGTTCCGACATGAACACGCCAACCGAAATCGCCGGCGTAAGGGCCTCAAGCCACCGCTTCTCGTTCTTCGGACCGTGCAGGAGGTCCATCTGCTGGACACCAAGCGCCACGGCCAGCGGTTCGATACGGCCAAAACTCGGGAGAGCGGCGCCGCGCTCCCAGTTCGAGAGGGCTTCCTGCGTAACCCCGACATATTGTGCCACCGCCCACTGGGTAAGCCGCCGCCTGGCGCGAACGGCGGCGAGCCGAGGGCCGACGCGCTGGGCGTCGGCTTGGCTTAGATCGCAATCGCGTATCCTCGGGATAACGCCCCGAGGAATGCGGATGGGCGCCACTTTGAGCCGGGGCGACGCTGCCTTCACAGCAGCCGCCACCCCTTCAGGCTTTCGAGCCAATCGGCAGCGACGTAACAGCGCTCTTCCACGTTCGGCGCGAGCGGGATGACGACCTCGGGCTTATTGTCGTTCACCGCGTCGAGCAACATTGTCTCGAAAAGATCGCGATGGAAGCGCGGGCGCACGGGTTGGACCGGCGACCTCGGGTCATTGGCGGCACGTTTCATGACACTTCTCCACTGGCGCTTTTCATGGCGCGATTGCGGTGATCGCTGAGCCGGGAGATGAAAACCCCAGTGGAACGGGGCACGACGGTCTTTAGGCTTGCGCCCTGGACATACGCCGCCGTCTCCCGGCCGATACGATCTCTGTGCAGTCATGGTGGTGTCCACATCGCGGTTTTCATGCCGCACCCGGACGCTACGCGTCGAGGAATCGCGCCGTCAACCTTTTAATGCACGCGTGGTGAATGTCTCGACCACGTCCAGCGTGACCTCGACCTCCTTCGGACCGAAGCCGAGATAGGGCCGCGCGGGCATCTGGATGACGTAGGCGCCCACGTAGTGCGTGGTCGCGAAGTTGGAGGCGCCCTTCTTCACGAACCGGCCGTTGCGGGCGAACTCACCATCCTTCACCTTGCGGTAGATCGTGTGCTCGGAGGGCTCGCGTTCGATCCGGCCACCGAACTGGTGGATGGCGGCATAGCGGCGATTGCTGCCGACGATGACGTATCCGGCCCCGGCCAAGAACGTGACAGAGCGCTGCAACATCAAGCTCTCACGCAGAATGCCAGGCCCGTGCTTGCGCCGGGCATAGGCCTGGCTGAGGGGCGTCCACGCGTTGCCATCGGGATCGACGCCACGATCCATGCGCTGGGCCGTCGTGGTCACCAGCCCGACGCCGATCGCCCGCATCATGCCGATGTTGACCGTGGCGACCTGGCGCAGCCGCCCAAGCGCAGCGAGCAGCGCCACATCGTCGAGCTTGGCGGTGATCCGCGCGCCGGTCACTTCCGCTCGATCGGCGGCGGCGGCCCGACCGGGCGCCAGTCGGGCGAGCGCGCCGGCAGCTCCTTGGCGCCCTCTTTCCACGCCATGCCGGGATTGTAATCGAAGCCCGGGTCGATCCCGACGGGCACCTGGTGCACCTGGCCGGTGCGGCTGCGCCAGGCGCGCGTTTCAAGCGGTGGCGCGGTGTCCGGGCCAGACTTGCCCATGCGGCCGAGCCCGCGTTCTGTCGTGGCGTCCACGCGGCAGCCGCAGCGCCAGCCGTTCGGTGGGTAGTGGCTCGCCCAGAACGGATCGTCGGCGCGCAGCGTCAGGCCGTTCCACGCCAGGTGCTGCAAGCGCGGGTGGCTCGATCCGCTGTGCACATAGGTCCAGTAGGGGAAGGCCGCCAGCGTGTCCGGCTCGGTGAGCTGGGCGTAGCGTCCGGCCGAGTAGGCGGTCGACAGGTTGGTCTCATAGATGATCTTCGCCCGCCAGCCGGGGATGGAGGGGATGTCGAAGTGCGCCCAGCCGTATTTCTCCACAATCTGGTCGAACGTGCTGGTGAACTCGGCGAGCGTGGTGCCTTCGGCCAGCGCCTTCGCGATCGCGTCCTGGAAGTCCGCCAGCAGCGCGTCCTCGGCGGCGCCGGCGACCATGAAGGCGTGGCTGTGCGCGGTGCGCCAGACATCGTCCCAGTGCTCGGTAGGCACGCGCGCCTTCTGCAGGAAGAACTCGATCGCTTCCTCAAACGGCAGGCTGATCGCTTCGGCGTCGGTGGGCATCGATCAGCCGTCACTTCTCCACGCGCGATCGCGCGTGCAGCTCCTCGACCAGGTTCGCCTGGCCGACCAGGTTGGCCAGCGCCATGCCGCGCGCCATCGCCTCGGCGAACGCCTCCGGCTTCAGCTTCAACGCGTGCACGCGGTGCGCCAGGTCACGCAGGTCGGTCGCCTGCTCGAACGCGTGGCGCACCTGGTCGGTCAGGCCGCCCAGCGCGCCGGCGGCGTCCGCGGTCAGCCGCTCGGTCAGCGCGTCGAGGATCTCCGGGTCGGCCTCGGTGCTCAAGATCAGCCGATTGAGAAAACCCTGCGCCGTCTGTTTTTCGTTGTCGGGGATGTCCACCTTGCCGACATCGCCCGCGGCGGGCACGTCCACCCGCTCCAGCATGTGCGCCGGCACGCCGCCGACCAGTTCGTCGCCGTCTTCGGGTTCCTCAAGCTGCAGGCGCCCGCGAAGCTGCGTCGCTTTCGCCTTAAAGCCCATGGGGCCCCATTTGTTGATCGCATCGATCAGCAGCGGCAGCGGCACCAGGTCCGGGCGCCCGATCGTCAGCGTCGGATAGGCCACCTGCGGCCCGCAGGTGAACGCGACCATCGCCGGCACGACCTGGCGCGTCAGCGTGAACGCCAGCAGCCCTGCGTCGAAGTTCTCGA